CGTCAAAGCGGGCCAGGTTATCTTTTTGTTCCCGGATTGTGCCGAGAAGCTCGTGGTTTTTGTTTTTTAATCCTGCTGTTTCCTGAGCGATACGTTCATCGATCATCTGCTGGATTTCGGGAGTGATTTCGATGTTGTTACCACCGCCACCATTGCCGCTACCGCCATTCTCAGGAGCGTAATATTTCAAAAGCATATTTCGGATTAACATAAATTCCCCTCGGGATTATTCAGGGCTTCGCCCAATAAAAAAGGCCGCATAAGCGACCTGTTGATTTACAGCCCAGCGGCCTCGAAAGCCTTACTGTCGTATTCGCGGAGCTGTTCAAGCGTGAGCCATTCCCCTTTGTCGGTGTAGAACTCATCGGGACGCATACCGCCGTCACGGATGAGCCTGGCGCGGGTAACACCCAACACCTTTTCCTGTCGGGAATATGGCTGTCTCAGTAACCAATCGTTATATGTAATGCCAGCCGGTACTTGCCCGTCCATACTGGCGCGGGTTCCTGCGTCCATTTCGTCAGCATCAATTCCAAGCTGGCGCCATGATTTCACCACCAGCGTTTCAGTTGAGCGGCAACAAAAATGAATTCGTCCTGGCCCCTGCAAATAAGGCACCTTGTGCCCTATCGGTTTATTTTCCAGCGTGTACTTTCTGCGGTCGCGGATCATGCAAACGGGCGTTGTTTTATTATCGAGCGTAGAAAGCCACTGCTTACACTCTATAACGTCACTGTTCGCTTTTGCGAAGCTGTGTCGCGCCGTCGCTGCGAGATGGTTAACCGCTGATTTAACGATGCTGGTAGCGTTTGCCCTGCTCATCTGCAGCGCACCGTCTTTATAATCCTTGTTAGCGTGGCCTCTCACCCTTCGGGCGATGGCCTCAGTTGTTTCCCCCTGTAGATAGCCATGACGAACAGCATTAACGACGCGGGTCATCCTGTCGGTTTCCAGACCCTCGGCCCATTCCGACAATAAGCGCCCCTGAAATGGCTGCGACATGGTGGCGGCGTAAACCATATCCGCCGTGATGCCCTGCAACGGGTAACGATTCAGAACGATATCCGGCAGGAGGGAATCGAACAGGCTGATTTGATAGCCCGCCTCATACCCTGCCAGCGCCTGCAGCTCACCCGACATTGCAGTAAACATGGAGTCAACCGCCTGACGGTTGAGCGAACGAACATCCCCCAGAAGCGATTCAAGCCGCCTCACGGTGAAACTTTCAGGGGAGAGTGTTTCCAGCGCCACAATCAGTTTTGCGCTGATATCCGCGTCACTGGCGTTGAGGATTTTCAGCATCCGGTTTGCTATTCCGGTGCCGAAGCGATTTATCCCGATAGCGTGAGAAATGGCCTCATCACGAATCTGCTCGTTAACGGTCGCCATATCAGCTACCCAGCAGCGTAGGCTTCGCGTTACGGAGCGCGTCGATCACCTCATCAACGCTGTCAGCCGGATCAATGATGTCCAGTTTTTGCAGCATTCGCACCAGGTCACTGTCACGGATAGCGCCTGACTGCCAGGCACTGACAAGAACGGCAACCATCCCGGAATCTGCAACTTTCGCGATAAACTCCTGGTTAATACTGAAATCCGCTTTTACATCCTTCACGCCGAGATACTTCGCGCACCACGTCAGCGCCTTACTGAAGGCCTCAGACACGTTTGATACGCAAATACTCAGGATTGAGGTTGCGGCAGACTGTTCCCCGCTGGCCTGAGTTGCTGTCTTTGTCGCGCTGTTTTGCTCAATGAGCCTGGCCCCGAGCTGAACCATATAATCGCGCTTACTGTCCATCGCCTCTTTAGCCAGCTGATTGGGCTGAGCCTGAGCATAAGCAAACGAACCATCTTTTGGCAGTAACAATGGATTTCTTGAGCCGAGCTTCACTCCGCTTTTTTCCAGATGGTCCCTCCATCCGGTATCAAGCCCCGTCATATAAGGCTGAACCTGACCGCAGAACCAGACGCTGTCCTCATAGTCTGCGCTGTTCCGGTAGTGGCCCAGGTTGATTTCCACCAGCGTAGCCAGCGGAGGATCGTCTATCGTCTCATCGTTATTTTGTGCCCCGACAAACGTGAACGGAATTTCGTCCCAGAATTCTTTCCCTTTCGGCTTAGGTCGGTACTCAGTATCAACGGCGTAAGCGCCGCCTCCGTTCTCCGCCTTACTGCGCCAGACGCGGCAGATAAATCTCCCCTCTTCCAGCGACAGCTCGCGATACTGGACGCGCTCTTTAAAACCGTACCCGTCTTTCTCTTCGATCACCTCACGCAGAATCACCAGCACCAGCTGATTGCGCCCGTTAATGCGCTCCGTTCGCCAGTTGATGATATTTTCAGGGGCATACCTCAGAATGATCGCCTGATCGCTTTCTTTGGCGTAATCCACATACAGACCGTGGCGGGCGGTTTCCAAAATATCTTCCAGAACCTGCTGAGACTGCTGATAAATGCTTATCCCGCCGCCATCAGCATTCGTTTTCAGATAATCCAGCTTTTCCGGAGCGGTCATTGTCGGGTCTTTGCGGTAGGCCATGCCCAGCAGACCGATTTTAGTGTTACCCGTAATGGGATAAAAAACAGCCCTGTCACGGTAATCCTGATTTCGCTGTTTGGCTTTAGCGGAACGGTCGCCGGGATCAAGAAGGGGGAGATATTCCCCCCCTTTGCTTTTTATCGCTTCAGCCCCTTTGCAGACATCGCGGATTTTTGTCCATAACGCACAGGCCGCTTTTTGCTCAGGCCTGACAAAAGTAATGTCGTTGTTTGCCATCAGAATGTCGCATCCATAGTAATTGAGTAAGCAGGCTTAACGATTGGATATTTTTTATAAATGAAATAACCGCCAGCATCCGGTGCATGGTCAACATCATCGCTTTTATCTGGTTCACCGTTCTCCTTCCATATCTGTTGCTCCAGACAATCGGCATAGACAGAACACCGGTTTACGTTTACCAGATAGCGCCGGGCACCTTCTCCATTGCAAAACATCGCATTCATGGCGTTTATGCGGTCTTTTACTGGGGGGTTGGCTTCATCAACCATGACGTTAAACCCGGCCTGTTCAAGCTGGGCTATATCGGTTGTGCTGGCGTTAGTGGATTTTCGCGAATCGCCTGATGCATCGGGATAGATGTAAATCTGTCGGCTGGGAACGTACTTCCTGCCATCATATGTCCAGAACTCCTCCTGGATGCGCTTTATCATTGCCGGGGTATCATAAACCTTTGTGATCTCATTCACGGCGCGGGGCAGACCATCGCGAATAACGTGAACAATGGCGGCCATTTTTCCCACGTTAAAGTCCATGCCAATATGCAATGCCTCTCCGGGCTGCTCCTCATCCGTACAATTATTTTTCACCCTGTCGAACTGGTGATAAACCGTGCCGCTGCGCAGGTTAGTGAATTTTCCGCGTAAATATGCCCCGATCAGTTCAGGGGGGTAAGAACGCATTAACGAAGGGATGTAATCGGCTGGCAGGTTTTTGGCATTGTCGAATGTTGATGCCTGCACCAGACCATATAGCGTGCTTAGTTCTGGATCTTCACGTAGGGCCTTAACAAACTGCTGATAAACGAATTTAAACCCCTCAGGGGTGGTTGTAACGTCAATGCCATTGCGCAGCCCATCGACCTTATAACGCATACGCGCGATGATCTTACGCCATGCCTGCCGGGCTTTTACCGCTTTCATTACGTCCAGCTCATCAACCAGGGCATTGCCGATTTTAAAGCCCACAATCGAGTCAGGGATCTCCATCGAACGGCAAATTGTAGTACCCCGATACTGGCGGCCAGAATAGAAATGCACCTCTTTATTACTGGTGTTGATTTTTACCCGTAATCCCCAATCATGGGCTACCTCTTCGATCGTTGGATAAAAAATATCGCGGATCTGAGGATAGGTCGGAGCAAAATATCCCTGATTTATTTTCGGGTGTTCCCACATTCCTTTGCAGATCCCACCACAGCCCACCCATGTTTTACCGGATCCAAAACCGGCGACGTAAGCTTTAAATTTATGGGGCATGGCAAGGAAACGCGCCTGGGGAATATTAAGTGTCGGACTGATCGCCATCATCGGCCCTCGCATCCACTACGTTGATAGTTATTGCTACTGGTGTTGGTTCATCTTCCTCATCAGCTTTTCCGCGCTGATCCTCAATTTCAGCCATGAGGGTTTCTGGAACCTTTATCCCCTCAGCCTCAAGCAGCTGCGCCGCCTCCAGCGCGGTGTATTTCCCTGCAATTTTGTGTTTCATGATGTCGCGCAACGTATCGCGGAGACGATCCTCTTCACCATAAACGCTGCGACCAAGACCAAGATATTTAGCGAACACAGCGACATCGCTATGCGAGGGCAAAACTTCTTCCACTGTGGTGGTTAGCCCTTTTGGCCCCCGGCTGATAATTGTGCGCTTTCGCACATCCAGGCTTTTTCCTGCGACGGTGTTTATTTTTTCCATGAGGACTTCCCGCGCCTCCGTGAAAGCGCGATTAAAGGCAGGGTGTTCCTTTCGCCAGTTTCGGATGGTGGCCTCGTCAACCTCTAACCGCTGGGCAACCATCCTGTTGCTGATCTTACTGCGGGCTAACGCCATATCCATAACGATCCCGACGTAGGCCTTTTTAAAGCTCTGTTTTCTGGCCATACGTTTACCTGAAATCGGGTGCTGGTTAATATTTGTTCAAATCCATTTTTCCGCATCTCGCGTGCGGAATAATTCTGCGCAAAAAACCCTTCTCAGCTCACATGCCACCAGCGTTTAAGTGCGGAATTAAAATGCCCCTAAAAATGCGGAATTATCATTTTTTCGTGAAAACTGCGATTTGATGCCCGAATGCCGCGCAGAATGGGGAGATAGTGGATCACCCTAATATTTCCACTATGTGGATAACTCAGTCCAGATCCATCTCCACCACTTCACCGAACAGGTGACCGTAAACGTCCATTGTAGTTTTGATGTTCGAATGCCCAATAAGGCGAGAAACCTTCAGAATATCGACGCCTTTGTTTGCCAGTCGAGATACGGCAAAGTGGCGAAGATGATGAAATCGCTTAATGCCATAGTCGTTTAGGGTTCTGATGAGAATACCCTGAGTGCCGTAGCTGGTAGCGAGGCATGCGCCGGTAAACTTGTTGCAGATAAGAGGCTCAGAGGAACCAAGTTTACTTTTATCCAGCAACGCGAAAAGTTCACGCGGCATCCTTACCCGACGTTCCACCCCTCTTTTCATCCCTTCCTGTATAACGCCATCAACAACATGCCCCCGGATGTGGATCCAGTCGGCTGACACGTCGTTATATGTTACCGCCAGAGCCTCACCGATGCGCAGGCCACAAATCCCGAGCCAGCAAGCAACACGCTCACGAACTGGCGCGTTATTCAGCAACTCTCTGACCGATGATGATGCCGGAATAATTATGGGGCGACGTTTCCTGCGCGAGGGGCGCTCAACCGGGTTAAACGTGATGAGCCGTTTTTCCACCAGCAAGAAGAAAGCAGAACGGATCCAACGATGACAACCAGGCCGAACTGAATCAACGAT